TCATTAACAGCGAAATTTTGAGTAGCAATACCAACAACTTGTGTAGGATCAAACCCTTCCGCGTTTAGATCACACTTGGCGATTAGTATGTGCCCGCCTTGCGCACCAGCGAATACTACTACATCACCATTGGCTATAGCGGTAGTGGCTTTCGCGTACACAACAAACTCTTGTCCTGTCTGCAATGTTACGCTTGAGTTTAGCGGTATATTAAGCGCGCCTTCATCAGCGTTCCAGACAATCGGCGCAGTCATGCCATCGAGTGACAGATTAACAAAGCTAGGAGAATCGCCAGCTTGATACTTGTCGGCGTTAAGGTTGGCAAAGTTAGCGTCAACCTCGTTATTAGTTAGGGGCGCGCCTTTACCAGACCTTGTAATAATCGTAGACATAGGTCGCCCCTTTTAATTACGCCGCGCTAAGTGTAATAGTCCAAGTGATCGCCATAGTATCGTTAGCGCCCTTGTTAACAACTGGGAACGTAGTGCGACACAGCATGGTTCCTGCGGTAGCAGCGTTGAAGATGCCAGCTTCAGTAACCGCGCCAGTACCTTCGCCAGCTTCAAAAGAAGACACGTAGGTGACTGTGTTAGCGCTAGCTACAGTAGAGTCAAGTGGCTCACGAGCGCCAAGCACTGATTGCAAGTTAGTGTCTGCCGCTGCTGGAGTAGTAGTGCCAGACCCTACAGCCATGTGGCTCATAACGCCCGCTGTGGCGTTAGCCATGCGCGAGCATATAAAAGTTAAGCCTGCGGAAACGATAAGGTTCTTCTCTTCCCGCCGCTCTTTAACTTTTCCGTCTTTATCGGTAACAGTGATAACAAGGTCACCTTGTAGCTTAATTGTTTCGTTAATCATTACACACCTCAAAAAGTTCTGCTAAATCCGACGTAGTCTTCTGCGAAGTAGAAAAGATTATCTACGTAGTCTTGTCCATACAACGAACCAGAGTCGCCAAAAGAAGCTGATTCACTGAGAGTTACACCTGTTGATTTTACATTAGAATCTGTTGCATATCCATTGTCTGATACGTTAGTAGCGAATAATACAGCAGCAGAGTCCGCTGAAAACACTGCGTCGCTTTTAGCTAGTCCTGTGCTGAAAGTGAGAATTTCCCCTTGCTGCACTGTGTCACTAAAGCTAACGCCAGAGAAAAACGTAAGCTGTTCACCGATTACACCCGCGTCTGCAAACTCTCTTAAGAAGTTATTTTGTAGCGCAGCAACGTCTAAGACTGCGCCAGAATCAGCCGTAGCCTTAACAAACGTCATTGTTTGATCGTCGTCTAAGACTGCTTCACCGTCGAAATCGTCCGTAGCTGTAACAAAATCGTACAGGTTGGTAGATACGTCAATCGCTAGTGTTTCTGACTGGCCTACAAGCTCAGATAGAACCTTGGTTGGCGTTAGTAGAAACACCTCATTACTAGCGTTAAATACACCGAAGTCCGTGTAGTCTCGTCGATATGCAGTAGTGAAAGCTAAGGAATCGACTGTTGCTGCCGCGTCTACTTTGGTAGCGCCAAAACCAAGCCGTGTCAAATCACTAGTGCTACCAAAGTCAGCGTGGGCGCGTGTAAACGCCACTTGCCTGTTGAAAGTATCCGCAGTGCGAGCTACGTCTGCGGCCACTTTATTTGGGCGAATACTTACTAGCTGCGTAGCCAAGCCAACGTCTTGCAAAGACTTGTTGACTCCGCGTCTGACAAACTCACTAGTGGTAACAGTGTTGTAAAGCGCTTTGGTTGTAGCTACTCTGGTTACATCGCTTGTTCTAGCAGCGTTAGTAAGCGACTTGCTTAGGCTCACTGTCGCTATATCAGCGCTAAATATAGTGTCGAACGCGTTGTGGCGTAGTATAAATACACCTAGCTCTATAACTGTAGGAACTATGTCTGTGTACTGAACTAAAAACGTTGGAGCTACGGTGCTACTTACGAAGGTAAAATTAGTACTAGTAAGCTCATACGTAGCTGATACGTAAGAAACATCGTATGTTGTGTCAGTTATGGAGACGTCGTAAGTAGCGTCAGAAGTCTCGACGGAGAACGAAGGCCGTACAATTTTTAACTCAGCGTCCACTAAGTGCCGCCGCCTTAATCGAAGTCGTTACGTACTTTGAACTTTACTAGGTCGTATACGGTCTGAACCCCACCAGTGGCGAAGGTTATCTCAAGCTCACCCTCGTACAAACCGTCCGCTGTGAAAGAGTTCCCCGTAAAGGGAACTGTTACGACGCCGTTAATTGGGACAGAGACTATGCCAGCTAGCGTAGCAATTACAGTTGTGCTACCTATAAGCCGTATTCTTAGCGCCACAGTAGCGCCAGTCAGGTCTATCGGTGCCCAAGTACTAGAATCATTCGCGTCGTACGTGACGCCGTCAGGACTAGAACTGGCGTCCTTAAGCACGAAACGCAGGTCAGGTAACGTATCGCCAGTAACAAGTTTTAAAGTGTCTAGATACGCCATTACTTACCCCTAAACAGTCGGACTAACGCCACTTAAGCCTTTTATCTCAATGCCTAGCGCGTTAGCGAAAGCGCCGTAGTGGGCCTGCGCTCGTTGCGCATTGCCCGCGTACTCACTGTCTTTTGTATACGCACGGTAGAGAACGTAGTCCATAACGATGTTACCGTAAATGTCCGGTAGATCGATGCTGCCTACTACGTCAGTGTAATCAGAGCCATCCGCAGGTTCCGCTACATCAGTAGGATACGCTGAATAGCTGATATCGATAACTGTAGTAGCCAAAGCAGGTGGATAAACAAAGAAAACTTTGGGATCGCGTGGGTCGTATGTGTAGTGTACCGCGCTTATGTTACCACTTAGGTTATACCAATTTGGTATCTGCGAGTCTAGGACTACGCGGGGAACCATGCGGACAGACGAGTTGTTGCTGCCCACGGCGGAGTTTCTAATCACGTCGATTAGCTTCGCGCCGTCAACTGGAAGCGCCTGCTTAGGCCCAGCTACGCAAGTTTTAGATACGTTTTTAATAGACGCGTCTGGGCGATATAGGATAACTTCCCGCTGCCCGTCGTTAAGGTAACGAACTAGCTCAGGTATTGGCCATCTGACCGACGTAGTATCTTGCAAGGTATCTACTACACGGCGAATAATTGATTGTGCTGAAAGTGCCATAGTTTACCTCACTAATGGGCGGTTTTTAATTCTCGTGCCACCACGGATTCTTCCGTAATAGCTTTCTACTTTGGCTTGCGCGCTCTGTTTACTTGCTGTTACAGCCATATTGGCGGACAACAGTTCGTTTGTGAACGGCATGTTAGGCATACCCGCTAGCTTAGAAATAGCGCTCGACGTTATGGCGTCACTCCAGTAGTTAAACAAGTCGTTTTCTACTGTAGTAGCAGACCTAGTAGGTGCGTAAGAAGCATTTACTACAACCTCGTACGCGGCGTCAGGTATTGGGTAAAAATTTAGCACTAGCTCAGAGTCTGTCCTGCTCGTGTAAAACCCAGAAGGCTTGGCTGAAAGCTCACGATACGAAGGCACGTCTTCTTCAAAAATGCCTGCTATCTCTGCGCCGTCAACAGTTACGCTGAGGACTCTAGACACCCGCATTTGGTTGTTCGGAGTCTCTAGATCATAGCTTTCCAAGCCGCTTACGGTAGAAAACTTGTCTATCTTTTGGCGCAAGATCGAAGAGGAATCGCAGAAACTAATCGCCGAGTCTAGAATAGCCTGACGCGCAAGAGGCTCAGAACACCCTATAACATAGGGCATCACGCGTGGAAGAAAGCTGTCTATGCTTATCATAGCTATACCTAGGTACTTAGAGGTAGTGCAATTCTACCAATTATGCTTTGCTTTTACGAGCACTTGTTACTGATTTGTTTTTCACAGGTGTCGCTTTCCGCGCTACTTCTTTTAGGTTAGCTTCACTAGCCGCCAAATTATCTTCCGCTTGCTTAGCTTCAGCTTCATTGGTCTTGTAAAATAGCGTCAAGCCTTCGTCAGTTGGCTCCCAAACATGCCCATTCATGCGGGCTATAATAATAATCTTGTTACCTACGGTAACACGCGCTTTATTAGCTAGAATCTCACCGCCTACTTGTGAGAGAAACTTTAAAACGTCCATAATATACTCCATAAATAAAAAAGGGGGCCATATGGCCCCCTCGATTGTAACA